GGAGTTTCTAATATTAATTTAGTTTTATAATTATTTTCTTTTAAATAATTAATAATATATTTTATAGAATCATACATTATATTTATACCATCTTCTTTTGTATTTGTTGTATGTTTTCCTACATGTACAATAACACCAATAGAATTTAAAATTTCAGAAGCATCTAATTCTTTAATAAGTAAATTAATCCACCATCTATCTTTAATATCAATTGTTCTTTTTGTATTAGTTTGACGATTATTTGCTAAATTAATAACATAAGAACCGTGTACTACTAATTTAAAATTATTTTCATTTATAAATTTAATAATATTATTAGATTCTTTAACTATTTTATTTAAATCTGGTAATTGCGAATTCATTGGCGATGATACAAATATTTGTAAAGAATTACCTTCATTAATATCTATATACTTTAATGTTTTAAGAATAGTAGATTCTTTAGAAATATGAGCTCCAATATAATTAGTCATTATAAATTATTATTATAAAAAAATAAATCATTTTTTATCAAATATACAACTAGTTTTATTATACTCTCCTGGCATATATGAATGTATATTATTATCTAAATCAATAAAACATTCTCTTTGTAATCTTTTCGAATATTTAAATACTGTTCTCATTATTTTATCAGCTGAAAATAAAGACATTATTAAAGTTTGTAAGGGAGCATCTCCATATCTATAATAAAATATATTACCACTTTCATCTATTTTTTTTATTACATCTTTAACATCTTGTTGTTCCCAGAAACTTACTTTTGTAATAAAGAAATTATTATAATATATTATAGGCATACTTAATTCACTATTAGATTCGTCATAATCAGTTTCATTAATAATTTTATATAAATTTTTAAATTTATTATATACTTCTAAGTTATTTTTTAAATCAGCATTTACAAAAAGTTTATTAATATTTTCCCTTTTATCTGGAAATATTTCTGTAAATAATTCTTTCATTCCATAATTACATATTCCACAATCTATATGAACAATATTTGACATATAATTAGCATCACTGTCCTTACATATTTTAAATAAGTCGTCAATTAATGGTTCTTCTATAAAACTATCATCATCTAATCTCATAACATATTCATATTCTGAACAGTATTTTGTAAAATGTTGTAACCAGAAATTACACATTGTTCTATATTTAATATTTCTCCAATAAGGTACAATTTGAGTATTTACAGTTTTTGATAATTTATCTAAATTAATATGTTCTGGTACTGTAAAATGTTCTTTTTCTATTTTCTTAAATTTAATTAAATTTTTATTTTCATTACCTCTTATACTTTTTGTAATTTCTTCAATATCTCTTTCTTTATAATCACCTTCGTGTAAAATAATAATAGGATATTTATAAAGTTCATTAAAATTTTTAAATAAAAAATATAAGGTGGTTTTTAAATATACTTTACGTTGAATATTATTTTGTGTTAATATCATTATTGCGGCATTTATATTATTTGAACTCATATTATATAATTATTTATATACAAATTCTTAAATATAAATTTAATTTGATTCATGTTGATTAATCGTACTTTCTAATGTATCTCTTAAATTTTTTAAATGAATATTTTCATTTCTAAGATTTTCTATTTCTGTATCACGATATGTGAATTGTACATTTTTATTATTTAAATAATAATTATATACTTGATTATAAATATCTACATCATTATTTGTAAAATATTTATTATAATAAATAAATTGTGTTAATTCCATATCAATATTACCCATTTTATTAATTATTATATTTTCAGAACCTAATTTGAGATTATCACCATTATAATCAAAACTTTTATATAAATTATCTATATATATATCTATTTTTTTAGTTGAAATATTATAAGTTAAAATTATAACAGAATTTTTATTTAATATATTTTTTGATATATTAGTCCAATAATATCTTTCATGTCCAAAATATAATATTAAATCAAAACCTGTTGAACAATCTGTGTTATTATTTTTTAATAATATAGATATAACACTACTTGATCTAGTTGTATGATCACCATATAACGCCGATGGTTGTAAATATAATTCAAATAAACAATTTAATAAGTTTTCTCTTATATTATTGATTTTTAAAGAAAATATAGCTGAAAAATTACCTAAATCAATATTATTATTTGAAAATGAAGAACTCTTTGGTCCTTTTAATTGTATATTATTTAAATTAGCTGTTTTACTAATATTAAAATAATTAACTAATTCTATAGGACTGTTAAATTCAAACCATAATTTATCATTACTTATATTACTATTTATCAAATTATCATTTTTAAAATTATTATTATCATACCATTTTAATTCTTCATTTACAATATTATTCTTAAAAGTAGATATAGACATTAATATATTATTTTTAAAAGGAAAATCAGGATTACCATTGTCTATATTATATTCATTAGTATTATTATTGAAAGTCGAAAAACATTTACTTGTTTCACTATATTCCACATTAATATGAACATCATGATTGCTAAAATCATCTTTTGATTTGTTTATAGGCATATCAGGAGGCATATCAGGAGGCATATCAGGAGGCATATTAGATTCTGTATTAAAATTTTCAATATTCTTTAATTTAATTTTATATGATGAATTATTTTTGATTTGTGGTTTTACTTTTTGTTTAAAATAAATTAAAATTAATAATGTAATAAATAATGTTAATAAAAATGTAAAATACCATAATATTCTTTTCATTTTATTACTACTCTATAATTAAAAAATAATAAAAATGATATAAAGAATAAACAATAATTTTTCTATATAAAATGTCAAAAGAAGATAAGACTGAAAAAGTTATTAATAATATTGATTTAGATACTAATAGTATTGATTCTGATAATGATGAAGAACAAGATATTATGGGTAACTTAAAAAATATGTTAAGTCAAATGGCTAAACCTAAAAAAAAGAAATCTAAAAAAAAAGCCAAAGAGGATGATACTGATTCTGACGACGTTGATGTTAATGTAAATGAAGAAGATGAAAATGAAAATGATGATGGTGATAGTGATGATGATGATGATGATGATGATGATGATGATAGTGACGATGATGATAGTGAAGACGATGATGATGAATATGATGGAACAACAATGGCTCTATCTGCTTTATTCCAAGAAACATTTTATGATAGTGAAGGAGTATCGATAGCGGAATCATTATCAAAAATAGCTACCGTCCTTGATAAAATTTATAATTTAGAAAAAAAAAAATATAGTAAAACTTAATTAGATATATAATCATTCCATTTATTTTTATCAATTTTAATATTATTATTATTAATTATATCTTTTAAATATAATCCATATTTACCTAAATGTAATTCATGTTTATCATCTATTTTTTTTGGCAAAGTTTTTAAGAAATTTATATCTATTTCTGTTAAATTTTCAGCATTTATTTTTTTCCATGTTAAATAAGGTTCAATATTTAAATATCTATTTTCTTTTTTATGATAGTAACAATAACCATATTTACTTTTTATAATACCATCTTCTCGTGATTTAAAATTATTTTCTTTATTACAATATTTATCTATTAAAGGTTTAATTTTATTATAAAATTCACTTAAAGTCATCTCCTTTGTTAATTCACCATTTGAAATTTTGTCTAAGGCTACTTCCATCTGTGATGTAAAATCAATATCTAATAGAAATGGTATTATAGTTATTAAATATTCTATTGAATTAATACCAAGTTCAGTAGGTTTCAATAAATCCTTACCTTTATTTAAACTATCAATAGTCTTTTTTTTAATTTTAATTTCTTTATTAATTTTTTTTATATAATCAGTTTGTTCTATTTTTTCAACTGGATTTGTACTTTTTATTACATATTTTTTTATTAATATTTTATCAATAATTTGTGCATACGTCGAAGGTCTTCCTATTCCGTTACTTTCAAGTTCTTTAATTAAAGAAACTTCACTATATAATGTTTTCGGTTTTGTTATATCTCCAACAAATTCAAATGACAATGGTTTAATATTATTAAGATTATTAATAAAATCATTAAATTCTTCTAATTCTTTATTATATATAATTAAATAACCTAATGATGTTAAAAATCTTTTATTGGTATTGAAAATATAGTCTTTACATTTTATTACAATTTCAAACATTGTATATATAGCATTATTCATTTGACAAGCCAATGTTCTTTTTCTAATTAAGTCATATAATTTAACGTGATTATCTGTAAATTCACTATTAACTTCTAATTTTTCTACAGATAAATTAGAAATTCTAACAGCTTCATGTGCTTCTTGAGCATTTTTAATTTTATTTTTATAATTTCTAAAATTATGATATTCTTTTCCGTATTTTTCGGTAATATAGTCCTTTAATTTATATTTAAAATTATCTGATATATTTACTGAATCTGTTCTCATATAAGTTATTAAACCAGATTCATATAATTTTTGTGCTAATTCCATAGTTTTTTTTGAATTATAATGTAAAATATTATAAGCATCTTGTTGTAATGTAGTAGTAGTATAAGGTGGTGGTGGAATATCATTTTGTTCTTTTTTAGTAAATTCAATAGTAAATTTGTTTTTATGATTTGATAAAATATTTAATATATTTACTAATTCATTTTCTTTATTTATTTTAATTGATGTAGCATCTAATTCTATTTTATTACATTTAAAAATGCCTTTTAAAGTCCAAAACTTTTCTATATTATGTTCTTTAATTTGTTTTAATCTATTAATACAAAATAGTAATGCTACACTTTGTACTCTACCTACACTTAAAGTATTATCATTAAATTTGTTCCATAAAATAGGTGATAATTTAAATCCAACTATTCTATCTAAAAATCTTCTCGTTTCTTGTGCTTTAACCATATTTAGATCGATATCACTTGGATTATTAATAGCGGTTAATATAGCTGATTTTGTAATTTCATTAAATTTAATTCTATAATATTTTTTATTTTTAATTAATTTAGATATATGATATGCTATTGCTTCTCCTTCAATATCTGGATCAGATGCTATATAAACTATATCAACATCTTTTAATAATTTTAAAATATTATTTGTAATGTTATTCTTAGTTGTTATATAGTTACCTTTCCAATTATCTAAATTAATACCTAAATCATTTTTAGGTAAATCACAAAAATGTCCTTGAGAATAAGTAACAATATATTTAGAATCATTATTTTGATTTAAATATTTAGAAATAGTTTTTGTTTTAGTGTAACTTTCTACTATAATTAAATTCTTGGGCATTTTATTATAATTAATAAATGAAATAAATCAATTTTTATATTACGTATATATTAAATGGATTTAATTGACAATTTTTTTTCAAATGTTGATATAAATTGGTGGATGCCTAAATTTAAGTATGAAGATAATGAAAAAGGGTATTGGAAAATAATTGAAGGTGATAATATATATGGAATACCAAAACATAGAGTATGGATTAATTATATATATCTATAATTATATTTATATTTAGTTAAAGTAGAAATGAAAGAGAAAAAATATAAATTTTATAAAAAAATTAAGATTAAAAACAGAAATAGAAAATTAGATGTTAAACGAAACAGTAAATCACGAAAACTATATATAAAACATCATAAAAAAATGGTAGAATATAAAAAATATATTAAGAAACAACAAGGTGGGTTATGGAATCCATTTAAGAGTAAAACACCTGAAGAAAAACGTAGAGAATTACATGAAAAAAGAAAAAAATTAGAAATAAAAATAACAGAGTTAAATACAAAACTGATAAATGAAACAGACAGATATCAAAAAATATTACTTATAGATAGTATTAAAAGAGAGAATGAAAATTTACAAAAAATAGATACAGAATTACAAGAAATAGATCCTAAATACAAAGAAGATAGAAAATATTCCGATGTATTAAGAAAATCCCAACTAGCATCTAATGAATATAGTAAAACAATGCAAAATCGTAGTGCAACTCCGAAAGAGAAGCTAGATGCTTTACAATTACGTGAAGATACTATATCTAGAGAAAATGTTTATAAAGATAAAATGAATGAAAAAGAACCTCAAATGACATATAGTGATAAGGTTCGAAAAGAGTATGAAGAGAGAACATTGCTAGAAGGATATGATAATTATCCTACATATAGATTAGGAACTAATGGCCCCCCAAGAGTAACAGGTGATAGACCACTACCTCCATCAAAACTGGATCAAGCACAAATAAAGGTAGATAGAGAGAAAGAGAGAAGGAAAGAAGAGAGAGAGAAAAAGAGAGAGATAGAGAGAGAGACAAAAAATAAATACTATGAGAATATGATAGACCCAGAAAAATATATATATGATGAAATAAAAAATTTAATAAAGGAATATAAATATATACCCATACTTGATAATTTTGAAAAATATAAAGATATACTAATAAAATCTAATATTTTATGTAAAGATTTAGTATATAATCTATATTCAAAATATTCAGATTATTTACGTAATAATGATGATAGAAAAAACATAATTAAAAATATTTTATGTAAAATTAATAATTATTATAAAAATAAATATTCTAATTCTTATAAAATAATTTCTAGAAATGATAGAGGAGAAATTATGAATGAAATAGATTCAGACACTTTAAACTGTAATACATTAGTATTTGATAATGCTTATAGTATTGTTGAAAATACAGGAAAACAATTTGTAAATGACACAGGAAAACAAATAAATAATGTAGGACAACAAATAGGTGACGTAGGAAGAATATTTAAATTAAATAATCCGTTTAATATAATAGGTAATAGAGGAGGGAAAAAACCTATCAAAAAACCTATCAAAAAACCTATCAAAAAACCTACCAAAAAACCTACCAAAAAACCTACCAAAAAACCTACCAAAAAACCTACCAAAAAACCTACCAAAAAACCTACC